GGATGCACGATCGAGGTTTATAGTTGGTCCTTGTGGATGACCTAACTCACCAAATGCACGATCTTGCTTTATAAAATCTTTAGTGTATCGTTTTACTTCTTCTCGTAAAACATTTTTGGATAGACTCTACCATTTCTGTTTTTGATCTCAGATTGCATAAAGACTCCTTGTATATAGTAGTCTTTCTTACCATCGTCTCTTTCTTCTACTAAACAACCCAAGTCGTTAGTTGTAAATTCTGATATTAGTTTCATGTAACTAATCCCTCCATAGGATCTATTCCTTCTGCTTTCATTTGCTTAAAGAGTTTCACCAAATCTTTAACATTTGACTGTGCATCTTTAAGATCTTTATATGGACCAGTCTCCTGTCCATCAACAAAAACAAATATATCTTTACCCTTTTGTGTAAAGATTACATCATACACTTTTCCAACAATGCGTTCTTTATTAGACTTGAGTTTCTTATGACCTCTTGGCAGTTTAAATACTGCCTCGTCTAACACATTTTGGAAAGTGCTAAATTTATGCATCTTCTGCTGGTTCTGGTTGCTGATCAGTCCAACTTGTTGACATCTCTACTCGTTTGATATCAACTGCTTCCTTTGCCTTTGCCATCAGTGCAGATTTCAAATGTTCACCTGCCTGATTTAATTCACCTGCATCAATAGCATCTATTGCTAGTTTTACTGTATTGTCTGCCATCATTATCTCCTATTCTAATCCAAAGTTATCATCGTCACCCTCTTCATCGGGTTCTTCTGCTTTCTCTGCTTCAATCTGCTTATCGATATCTTTAATATCATTATCAGATTGTAATAGTACTCTCTTACGAATAAATTCTTTAGAGTAATACTTACCGACATATTCGTCGATTTCTCTTAGAGTATTTAACCTTTCTCTAAGAACTTCTGTTTCTTTAAGTTCTGTGAAGTGGTTGTCATCATTAAAGTTATATTGAATAAATTCTTTAATGTCTTCAAACTCTTCTTGTGATAAGAGACCTTTCAATACACATTGTGTTTGTAAGATATCAGTAAACACACGACCAAACTTCTTACGAATTCGGTCTACAAACTTAGAGAACTTGACCTCATCTCTAGTTATCTCTGATGCACGACCTAAACTAAATCCTGTTTCGGATTCTAGTCTTGATACAGGGACATTCAAAGACTTGTACAGTTTCTTCTGGAAGTATTGGATATCTTCTATCTCAGATAGATTCTGTCCTCCAGGAAGAGTGGAAATTTCTGTACCTCTCCCACCTTCTCGACGTGGCAACCAAAAATCTTCAAGCATAGACATATGTCTGCGGTCATCTTTAATCTCTCCAGTATTTGCGTTGTAGACCAACTTATTTCTATACTTGGTCATTACATCGGCAAGATACTGTTCTGCCTTTGCTTTTGGTAAATTCCCTACATCGATGTAAAAGATTCTTCTTTCTGGTGCTCTGGTGATTCTATAAATCACCAAGGCATCTTCCATCATACGCAATTGGTTCGCAGGTTTAATTGCTTTATGCAAATATCCTACTACTGCATTCTTGTTGTAGTCAAGAAGTCCAGAAGTGACGAAGGTGATTGCTTCAGGTGCAATTTTTAAAGTTTGCCCTGATGCTCCACCACCCTTGTCAAAACCTTTATCGTTGAAGACAAAGAACTCTTCTACTTTCTTTATCTTCTCCATTCCAGTACGAGCATCCTTTTCTTTTTCGACTTCTCGTACTTTTTTGATCTTCAAAGGATCAATGTTTCTTAATTCAACGATCCCTTGTTTGAGTCGATCTTTATTAACCATTTTGTGGAAGTATATCCTTCCGTCAACATACCACTTTCTAAAGAGGTCATGACCATTCTGGTTAAAATGCATCATGGTTATTACATCTTCGAATTCTTCGCGAATTTTCTTTTTGATATTGTCAGATAGATCCGTCTTATCCAAGTTGATATCTACAACTTGCTCCTCTTGATCGCCAGTGATTGACTCATTGACGATATCATCTATCGCAGCATCACATTCAGGAATAAGACTCATCTCACGATATCTTCGTATGAGATCTGCCTCATTCTTGATGGCACCTTCCATATCGATGTACTGACCACTCGCAGCACCTGTAATAAATCCAGGTGTTTGCTGAATGACAGGTGTACCATCATCTTCAACAGGTGGGACAAATGAAGGTGCTTTCTCTTTGTCTAATACCTGTCTATTCTTTCGCTGTATTTCGAATCCGAATAATTCCATAATGTATA